AGGCAAGACTTTTGCCGATGCTCTTGGCTTGTTTTGCCGCACAATCGACGCGCGCCGCGCCAAGGCTGTGCGGTAATGTATCCGGTCACTGTATACGGTAGAAACTTCGAGCGCCCCATGCCGATGTTCGCATCCCGCGATATTGGCAACATGCCACCGCGCATGTCGCGCGATGACCGCCGCGAATATCTGGATGGCTGTGAAATCCACCTGTTCAGCCGTGCCGGCAAGCGCAGAGAAAAAATTGAGAGACTGCTAACGGCTAAAGATTGGGATTATATTGAGGAGCAAATGGCATGAACGATTATCCGGCAGATAGAGTATTAAGCGACATTTTCGCGCTATCACAGGAGTTTTGGTCTGTTGGTCTCGATTCCTCATTTAGCGCGACAACGAATCTTACAGGATACAGCACTGCCAGCGTGTCTATTTTTGACCCTGATGGTTCTGTTTTTTTTAAGCTGGCGCTGTATGAGCACAGCGATACAAAAGAGCTTAATGAGTTGTACGATGCGCTTTTTGAGTTTTTGCGCGAAAACAAACCAACAGAGGAAACAAAACTATGAAAGTTTATCAAGCAATCAACGCAGTGCAGAAAGCGCTGTCAGTGCATGGCATCACAAAGGATAGACAGTGTACACAAGGCGCTAGCTTTATGTTTCGTGGCATAGATGACGTGTACAACGCTATCAGCCCGCTATTGGCAGAGCATGGACTGTGCATACTGCCTCGCATGGTTAGCCGGAATTGCGTAGAGCGCACAAGCGCCAAAGGTAACGCGCTGTTTTATGTGACAGTTGAGGCGGAGTTTGATTTTGTATCCTCCGAGGATGGCAGCAAGCACACTGTACGCACATTTGGCGAGGCGATGGACAGCGGCGACAAGGCAACAAATAAGGCGATGAGCGCGGCTTACAAGTATGCAGCATTCCAGGCCTTTGCAATCCCGACAGAGGGCGACAATGATGCAGACGCGGTAACGCATCAAGTAGCTCCACAATCAGCGCCACAGCCAAAAAATGCACCGTCAAACGCAACTATTGGTGATGTTGAATTCGCTGAAATCAACGCAATGCTTGACGCTACCAACAGCGACAAGGCGGGATTTTGCGCCTACTTCAAAATCCCCAGTGTTTCGGCTTTGCCGCTGGCTAAATATGCACAGGCTGTATCAATGCTTAAATCCAAAACAGGAGCGCCACAATGACTACTCTATACAATCTGATTGAACAAGATGCTGAACTGTACGAAATTCTGAGCGGTGAAGATGACATACCGGAGGAGCAGCTTTACAGCATCTTGGAGTCATCCGAACAAGCCATATCAGAAAAAGCCGCCAGAGTGGTTGCTGTGATTAAGCAGCTAGAGCATGATGCTAGCGGCCATGCAGAGATTGCCAAGCGCCACAGCGCTAAATCTAAATCGCTGGGAAATAACGCGCAAAGGCTCAAGGATTACCTGCTAATGTGCATGGAAAAGCTGCATATTGCTCACGTTGGCACACTTGAGCATAGCGCCAAGATTCCAAAGCCTCGCGCATCCATGAAAATCGACGATCCGGCATTGATACCTGATACATACAAGACGGTAGTCAGCAACGAGATTATTGACAATGCTGCTGTTAAAAAGGCGCTGGAAGCTGGCGAAGCCATCGAAGGCGCACATTTGGAATACAAGAAAACACTGAGGGTTGAATAATGAGAGTGGTCATAGAAAAAAGCCAGTCAGGTAAAACCTTCGGCATTGCGCTGATGGATGAGAACGACAAGCCGTATCTTGTGATAAAAAATTGCAAGATAGCAAAACGCGCTGATGGAACCGAGTTTGTATCGCCGCCAAGCTCGAAACTGGAAAACGGGGAATGGCTCAATCACGCTTACATTTCTGCCAGCCTGCAAAATACTGTGCTGCAAACGCTGGAGAAAATCGAAGGCGCGAAAATGGCAGCAGAAGGCGAGTATTTTCATGATGGCGACTTCCAGTTTTGACGCTGGCGGTCTTTGGCGCGTGATTACGGATATGCCGTATAACACCGGAATTGACGGGCGCGTAGCGCGTCCAGTGAGGAATGAAATGACGAACGAGGTTGAGCGACATGTTAGGCGGCTACCGAATGACGTTGCAAGGTGCGCCGGAAGCGGCAACGATGAAGAAGGATGGCGCGAAGGGTGTGATGTTTGCCTGCGCCGACTTTCTGTTGCCACTGGTGAAAGGGTAGTTCATATGCTGCCGCCACCTATAATTGTATTCGAGTGCGAGTATCTGATTGACACCTAACGCCCGCAATAAGCGGCAGCCGAAGGCTGTCCAGCTTGATTGCGTTGTTATACGGCATTTTAACTACAGAGGATTAAACGATGGGAACTATTGCACTTCTTTTTAGAAACGCACCAGAGCATGTACGTGTAGCGCGCACTATTAACATTTGCGGGCATGAAACAGACGTTTCTGCTGCTGCGTTTTACGACATTTTCGAGACAAACGAAAAGCTAGAGGATTTTGTACGCAAGTGCGCCAATGGTGAGTTTACCGACCCAGAGGAAGCCGCGCAGGATTTGATGGACGTGATGAAGTTTGCATGACGCATAACGCAGGAGTTAAGCAGTGAACGAGCGAAGCGAAGTGAGTCGGCTTGAATGAATTGTTAGGTGGCTGAACCACCAGGAGAGAAGAAGCATGAACTACAAGAAACTGAAAGAAGCCGCCGCTGCTCTGGAAAGGGCTGCCGAGGCAGCGATGAAAGCGACTAGCCACCCGCATACTACGCTGCTTCATTGCAAGCATCAGATGGCGGCTGCAAAGGCAGAAGTTGGCTGTGCCAAGGCGCTGATAAAGGATGCAGAACAAGACACCTAACCTTGCAATAAGCGGCGGCGTAGCCGTCCAGCTTGATTGCGTTGTTATACGGCATTTTAACTACAGAGGACAAACAAAATGCAGCACAGTTTCACACATATATACTGCGATAACTGCAAGAAGATAACCGAGTGCGTGTCGGATGATAAATTGTACGAGGATACTAGCGGTAAGTTTGCAGGCGGTGATATTTGTTGTGCAGCGTGCTTTCTTGTAATTGCCACGGTGTACATTCGGAATGACGTATAACATCCGAGGTAAGGCCGCGCAGCGTTAGCTGCGTCGAGCCTTCACCGAGTAGTTAGGTTTCAAGGGGATTGATTGTGCTGGTAGAAGTTGATCTGCAAGGCATTACTGGTGAAGGCATTACGCTGCCGCGATTCACAGTGGAAATACCACAAGACATGCTTATGAAAATTGGGCGGCTAATTGCTTTGCAGAAAGGAATGATGCCAGACAATGCCGTTGATATTTTTCCGGTAGCAATGAAGTTTGTCACTGGCGAAACCTAACGCTGAAGCTAAAGGGCGAGGCCGACAGGCCGAGTCCAGTGAGCAAAGCGAACGATTTTGAGCGACTTGTTATGCGTAATTCTACTAACGGAGGAAACATGAACCACAAACGCGGAAGACCAAAGAACCGCAGAGCTGGCTGCCTGATGTGCAAGCCACACAAGATGAATGGTGCTGGTGGACTGAAAAGCAAGATACACAAAACTGGTTTTGGCAATGTTCGCAAAGACAAAGGAACAGAGCGCGACATGGTAGAACATGACGCATAACCTTGCCATAAGCGGCGAGTGAAACGAGTCCGATTCATGGCGTTGTTATACGTCGGAGGTTACAAGTGGAAATTAAACAATACGACACGCGGTTAATGGACTTGGCTTACATGATTCGCCAGTGCCGAGAAAAAACAAGAGAGGTTACGCGACCATACCCTGACCATGTTCGCAGGCAGGCAGATGCGCTTGAATCACAGATGCTTAATGCAGATATGATTATTGGCGGGCTGATTGGAATGCTGAATGAATCACGAATCGCGCTTTCTCAATCTGTGGAAGCAGCTAACAGCAAAGAAGGCGTATAACCCTGCAATAAGCGGCCAGTCCGCTTGATTGCGTTGTTATGTACCATTAGGAGTAATTATGTTAGCTGACAAATTAAACTTGAAGTGGCACAAAGAATGGCGCAAACAGGTTGTAGATGCTTTTGTGGCGTGTCGTGATATTGATATGGGCGAGCATGTAGAGATACCAATTACAGACTGGGAAAGACTGCAAAATTCCTTGATGCAAGCTCCAAGCCGGACTTTGCCGTTTGTTGATACTGTTGAACAGCTTGTACGCGAGCCTTTTATGAGGGCTAAGAATCAGCCTTGCGGGTGTGTTATTTGCACTTGCGAGAATGATGCGCAGTGTCAAGGATGCGGAGCTAGGTATTGCGGCATACATAAACCAAGAAAAGGAGCATAGGTTATGTCTTGTAATTTCACGCATATATACTGCCACAACTGTAAATCAATAAACCAGAGCGTCACTGACTCGGTGTTCTATGAAGACGTAACCGGTAATTATGCCGGGAAAGATATTTGCTGCTCAAAATGTTTGCTCGTACTGGCAACAGTGTACATTCGCAATGACGTATAACGACGGAATTCAGCGGCGGCAACGCCGTCCGCTGGAATGACTTGTTATGCGTCTTTAAGGGGAGTTTATGTACACAACAGCGCAAGGCCGAAAAGTAAATTTCCCGTATGCAATTGCGGCGAAGCTGGTAGTAGATTGTAGTGATGATGTAAAGCAGGTTGTTAGCGATATGCACCAGATGTTCACAGAACTGCAAAACCTAGACAGAGAGATTTCAATTCTGCGCGGGGAGAATATGCGGCTGAAACACGAAAACGAGTTCATGCTGCGTATGGTGAACGAGCGTGACGCATAACTACTAATAGACCCCAAGTGGGGTATAACTCCGCCGACAGCGTGGAAAACGACATGAGCAGAATTGAACAAATAGCAAACATGATCGCGGAAAAACTACAGCCGCAAGTGCCTGTGCAGAATCAGCTTTGGGACAGCGCTGACATTGCGAACTACTTGCGCAGAAACATCATCGTTGTTCATACAGCTCTCCGAATAATCGCACGGCGAGAAACCAAATGCCAGCGCGTAGCTCCAGCATTCCGTCCTCGATGAGCCACTTTCGCAAATCGCTATCCGCTTGCAGTCGCTTGGTGCGCGGCAGCAATCCCAAACGGATCAACTGATACAGCGCATCGTGTCCGCAACTCGCACGCACACTGTTTTCGGTATTGATCGCAATACCGCTTGCACCGTCCCATGCGTAGCCAGCCGATAGCGTCATCACGCCGTTGCGATCCAGCTCGATCCAATCCGTTTTGCATGCGCGGTTGATAATACCCGTGTCCAGCGTCAACGGCGCGGTCAGAATGAACCGATAGTTTTTGTGGTCGTATCGACGATAGTGGATTGCTCTGATCATAGATGTTTCCCCACCCATGTCACAGCAGCAGAAATCGCGGCAGCAACACCGGCAAAAATCCATTTTGTTGCCAGGTTATTCGTCGGCGCGTTAGATTCAAGCAATCGCAATCGCGCGTCACTCGCTGCCGACAGCTTCTCAATTGCAGCGAAAGCACGGTCAATAGCTTGCCCTTGCGATATTTGTCGCTCTTCCAGCCGCACCTGTTGGCGCGCAACTGACAACAATTCGTCCGTGTTTTTTTTGATGCCTTCCAGTGCCTCGGCAAAACGCACATCGTTATGCTCGACTTCGCGCAATCTATCCTGAATTTCCTCGCACAATTTTTTATCGCATCCGCTCATTTTATTTCTGCCCATTGTCGTAATTTATCCTTGTCGCGGTTGCAGCTTACGAGCGCGTTACGCATCTCAACTACGGCAGGCGGCAAATCCCCCCAGTTTTTTACATCCACCTCTGGCACAGGGCAATCTTGCAGCAGCGCGGCAGGCGGCGCGGCATGTACGGTTTTAGTTTGTGTTGTCGTGCATCCAGACAAGCACATCAGCAGGCACAGCGCTACCCATACACGCATCATCGCTTTTCTCCACAATTGATCGGTATTTTTTCCGCGCAGTCGCGGCGACTTTTTCAGCAGCTATTTTTTCTTGTTCGCGTTGCGCCAATAACTTATCTGTTTCCTGTATGCGAGCGTTTGTTTTTTCCAGCTCTTCACTCAATGATTGCGCTGCGGTTTTGTATTGCAACAACTCTGCACGCGCTTCGTCTGCACTGTGTTGTGCAGCAGTCAAACGCGCTTTCTGCACGGTAAAAAACAGCGTCAGAAAACCGATCAGCGCGACAAACAAAACCACGCGCCAGTTGTTCAGCAATGTAGCAGCAAAATTAAGCATCCCATTTTCCTGTCGTACACATTTGATACTCAGCAGCACGGCGCTTTGTTAAGCCTTTCAACACCTGCCCGCCCGCCTTATCCCACCGCTTTAATTCGCTGCACCACTCCTGCCCAGCGTTCAGCTTTTTAATTAGCGTAGATTTACACGCTGCACCTGAGCCAACATTGTATGACCACGACAACACCGCAGCCGCCTCGTAAGGTTTGATCTCGCGGGTAATACATGGGGCTACTAGCCTCGCATGTTCTGCCAGCGAAGCTCCCAGCAGCACCGTGCATTGCTCGCGGTTTAGCGTGTTGAAACTGATAACTTCCTTGTCAGTTTCTCCATAACATATTGTTGGAATACCTACCGGATCACTGTAAGTGCGCGGCACATAACCTTCAAAATTAGCTACAAGTCCGCACGCTAATAGGATCGCAGAAAAACCAAGCCCGGCTTTTTTGTTCACGGTGTTACTCCGCTGATGACGCTGGCACGATCTGCAAATACAGCGGGTGCGCTGGCTCGTCGGGGTTCACGGCAGAAAAACCGTTGACCAACACGCCTTTCGGGTATGAGCCTTCTTCAGCGCCGGTAATTGAAAGTAGTTTTTTCTGCACGGCTGGGATAACGCCGGACAACGAAACCGGAACAGTCTCGCCGTTTATACAGATAGAACCCTCCAAAGTGATCGCACGATCAGGCTCAGAGCAAGGTACATCAAGCAGCTCGAAATCTACGCCGTTGTGTACTGACATGCCTTGGTAATGTACGCCATTAAACAAAAAAGGTACTGTGATATTGACTGCGTTCATGTTGTTTTTACCTCTGTTAAAAATTAAAGTTGTCTACTCGGACGCTGTAGTTCCGATCAGCTTAAACTCATCAACACCCGTTCTTTTTATTTTCACAAAATCTCCCTGCGCCAAAACTAAACTTCCGACCTTTGGCGGAATGATGTTTACGGTATCTACACCGTCTGTGCCCGCAACAATCGTCAAACCACCTGCACCACGCGCTTCAATTTGATACTCGGCATTGGCCGGTATTGCAGCGGTTGCGTTTAGCTGCACGGTTAAAGTTACAGCAGAAGCGTTGGAAAAATAATTGTAGGTTCCGTTGATTAAATCAGCGAGAAAATACGAATCTTGGTCTTGCTCAAACACACGCGAGTTTGCAGCACCGTCAGAGAGCGGTGCCAAAATAAAACCAGCGGCTTCTGACATAAACGCAGGTTGAGACCCATAAGCGGCTTTATTAAACTTTACCCCGCCTATGGTAATGTCAAAACCACTAAATATTGTTGAAACGTATTTAACCCCTTGTGTTAACGTGTTGATAACAGGAGTTACCACGCAATCAGCCGTACCGCCCACGAACGTCCACAAAGCCGCCGCGCTTTCTTCAGCGGTCATGGTGTAAGTAGAGCCTGCGCCTGTGTCGATAATTGCAACACCCCGCGCCGCCAATGTTTGTCCTTGCAGTTTCCAGATTGCGTCTGTGAGTTTGTCGTTTTTTTCTACTGCTAAAATTGTCATAATTTATGCCCCCGATGGGTAAGAAAAGCTGCCAGCGCATATACCGTTATCGCGCCAAGTCGACATGTCGGTACTTCCATCGCCATCAATTATTTCTAACAAAATACGATCCTGTGCGGGCGATGGATCAAGAGAGGATATATTTTGGTATTGCACGACGCAGTATCCTTTTGTTGGACTCGGTAAAGTGGCTGGATTGTATATTGTTGCAGCACCTGTGAGCGCGTACAGAGTGCCAGCTATCGCCGGATCCTCGCCAAGAAGTCGTCTATCTGGTTCCACCGGCAATCCGTCAATTCTGAATGTTTTTGTCGGTGACAAAACGCCAACATCCTCGGTAACAAATACGCGGAAGTAGCAAGTAACAATGCCGTTATTTATTTGGTACCTCGCTTCTTTGTCTAAGACAAGACCTGCTTCTGTCGATAAAGTAAAGCCTGTCCAATCTAGCAGATCACTCGATACAACATCTCCACTCGCTGCGTTGTAACAGTGTATAATCTCTGGCTGTTTTGCTGTGTTTATTTGCTTAACCATTGTCTTTCCAGTGCGAGGCTCCAGACGCAAATGAGAAAGTCTGTTGTTCTTCGCGTCAGCGCCATCGGACAGCACCACCGCACCGTTAACATCATCAGCAGACGCAGAGTTGTCCCATGTGCCTAAATGAAACTCGTTGAACTCCGAAGCCCCCGTAAATCTCAGCGCGTTAATAGCACTTGATTTTATATTTACATTTGACGCGCGGATGTTTGTTGAAGCGTTAACCGTGAAGTAATCAGACAGCGGCAGGAACAAATCATCTAATTTAACATCAGTCGTGCCGGATATTCTCGCGCCACAAACCCTTGAGTTTGCCTGACAGCTAAGACCGTCAATCGTTGAGCGGGAATGGTCGTACAAGTTAAAAGCGTTTGTTTTCGCGTTGATTACTGTTGTGTTTGATGCAACGGCATCATTCATTGCACCGCCTATGCTCAACCCATCACCATCAGCCGATGCAAACAATCCAGTGTTTTCTATGATATTCATGTCCAGCTTCAAGCCAGAACACGCCGAACCTGAAAACAAAACCCCCTTGGCTCCAACATTTCTGACAACATTATCAATAAAGAAAAAGCTGTCAATTGTTGTTGTCCCGTTTACAACAAACCCGCCTGCGTTACATACAGGAGCCTCAAACTGACACCATGTAATGACAGAGTTCGTCAGCTCTGCTTCATCGCCGCAAACAACGCCGTCTGCCGCAGCAACGAGCGCAGAGTCAGATACGAAAGTGATGCCGCAAATCTTGGAATTAACCATGCGAACAAGATCAAACATTTTCGACAGGCTCGACGACCTGATAATTGTTTGACCGCGAACACCGCAAATCTCCATGTTCTCAATGTCGATCGTAACCATCGACTCAAGATTATAGATTCCTGCAGGAACGAAAACCTTACTGTCCGTGCTGGAAAAAATATCCGTCAGCGCAGAAAAGTTGTCTGTTACACCATCGCCAACAGCGCCAAAATCATCAACAGCATTCTCTGTTCCATCACCTCCCTGACTGCCACCCTCAGCAGAGTCGCGCAGATTGTAGACAATCTCGCCTCGACTATTCCTCACCGTCATAGAGTACGATCCTGCAGTAAACAGAGCGCACGGCGATCCGTTGCGCGACAAATACCCGCCAATCGTGCCAACCGGTTGTGCAATAGGCTGCATTCCTGTTTTGTCAGTGAAAACCTGCACAGGATACAGCTCTGGGTTTTTGTTCGCCTCGCCGATGTAAATAGCACCACCTTCAAGAGGTGACCCATCTAAATCAAAGTAGATTTCAAAAGGTTGCTGTATCGCTCTCATTTATTCGCTCTCTCTTTGTTCGGCTGCAATAGTCTGCAAGATACCAGACAATAACTTTTGTCTTTCGCTAAAATCGCGGGCGTTCATTTGTTTCGCGAGTGTAGCAAATTTTTTCGACGCAGCCACCTTATTGATTGCCGTCTTTTCTGCATTGCTGCCAGCCGGTTTTCTGGCAAGATTTGCGAACTCATCACTACCCAAAAACTGAGTGACAGCAAGCAGCCTATTCTCAGGAGTTTTGGCAACGGCTTGAATGATTGTAGAAGGCGACACCATACCAACAGACGCCGCCCCAGCAGTTTTTGCCGCAATCTGTCCGGCTTGCGATTCCGCTAGTTTCTGTATTAGAGAACCGTCTGACAGCGCTTTTATTAGCGGCTGATTAGCCTTGCCGGTCTTGCTAATAAGCTGCTCGGCTGCACTCACGCGCTTCGATATGACATACATATCGCGCAGAATGTTTTGCTCGGCAGGCGATAGGTGTTGCGAAATTGACTTATACACATCGGAGTTTTTGCGTAACCCTTGGTAAAGCTCGGAAAACGCTTTTGTGTTGAAATGCCCGCTTTTCGTTGTCGCCAATGAAAGAATGCCGGACATTAGCACTTCGCGCTTGTTTTCTGCAGGAACCACGCGCATCAACTTGTTTATAGCCTTTACATCACCAGCACTTGCGCCTGTTTTTAATGCGGCTCTTATCGCTGTGGCTACACTGCCTTCTCCTTCCTTGCCAAAGCCTTCAATTATGCGCTTCTCAATTCGCGCTGCATTGGCATTTAGTTTGTTAGCTGCAAGAAGTTTATTTGCCGCATCTTCGCCGCCTTGCCGCAAAATCGTGTTGTACTTGTCTTGCGCCATCGCACCATACATACGCTTAAGAGTTCCCAATTCAGACCTGCCGCCCTGCATGTATGCGCTGTCTTTCCCTGCCAGCGCAGCACCTATTTCTTCGCGCTGACGGTTCATCGCGGCAATAGTTGTATCTGGATCGCGTACCAATTCCAGCAGCTTTTTCTCGCCACTGCTAAGATTTGCTTCTCCAACCTCTGCCAGCGTTTCTTCAATTAGCCTTTTCGTTTCTGTCACATCGGCTACGCTGGAACGAGGAACAGCTTCATCGACTTCTTTGTATAATTTCCCCGCATCGGCGCGCGCTGTTTTTGTCTGCACATCAAGCGATTCCTTCACTTTTTGCGAAACTAAAGACATATCGTCTACCGCATCAAGTTTTTTTAATGTCTCCTCCATTTTCTCATTTGTTGCCTTCATGGTGGCAAACCACGCCTTCGAGTCTTGGCTTGTCTGTATGCCACGACCTGCAGCCGCAGCCTCGGAAAGCTGCCTAGAATCCGCCAGAATATCCGTGGGTAAATCAAGACCAAGCGCTTTTGCGGCATCAGCAGCGTCTGTATTGACGGCAACAATATCTGCCAGCTTCTCCTTCGCGGCGGTCGATCCGATAGTGTTTGACTGCGCTTTTTTAACTAGTCCGGCAAAATCTGCATCGGGAACTTCTACCGCGTTGATTATCTCATCCATCGACTTAACTGGCACATCAACAGCGGGCGCAGCAGCGGGAATATCAGGCGCAGCTGGAACAACATCACCAACATTCTGCGCGGCTTTTTTAGGCAAAACTTTTGATGCAAGCGACCTTACAGCAGGCGCTGCCGCTTTTATTGGCGCTTCAATAGCCGGAACAGACAGACCTGCAAGCGCAACTTCCCCCGCATCAAAATCACCGCCAGCCGCCGCCTCGCCCGTCTCAATAGCGCCCTGTACGCCTGCCGACAACAATGCTCTGCCTGCAATAGTTTCGGGTGCGCCGGCGGTGTAAGCAAGCGTTTGTCCAACAGCTCGAGGAATATCGGATGCTCTGAATCCGGGCTTGAATGCGTACTGCTTGCCATCTGTTGGCGAAGTAAACAGATAATTGCCTTTCGCGTCTTGCGAAATCTGCATGTCAGGATAGACATTTTTGAGAATCTTTGCGGTTTCTTCCCCGCCTGTAAAAGCAGTCATCCCAAGCGCGGGTATGTTTTTTATTTTCTGGAGTATGCCTTCGTTGCCGCCGAACTGCATCTCTGGCATATCCGTCCAATCTTGCAGCGCCTCTGTGCTTTCCACTTCTCTATCATTGCCGGTTACAGCGTTCACAGCGGCATCTTTTGATTTTTCAAAAATACCGCGCGTGTCAACTTCTGGTGCCTTGCCTATGTCCGAGAATGACACATCGCCTTCAGCCGCAGGCTTGCTTTCGGCTTCTGACACCTGAGCCAACAGCGCATCGAGATCGTATTCATCGCCCTGCTCTTTCTGCGCTTCTGCCTTTTGGCTTGTCCCAACGGCATCGACCTGTGCTAGTAAGGCATCAAGATCGTAACCATCGCTTCCAGATTGCGCCGGAGCTTCAGCAGCTGGCGCTGCGCCGCTGTTAATCCCAGACATTACACGCGCACGATAGGCGTGATTAACAGGACCCCACGCCTTGCGATTTGTACCGCCGTGGTATTCACCAATTGCCTGCTCTAAGTCGCCCTTATTGCGCTGTAACGATTCTTTCATCAGCAAGCCAGCAGCCTCCGATGCGTTTTCAGGCGACAAATATGGATCCACCCCGTATTTTTTTACAATTAACTTTCTCGTGGTCGGCGTGAATTGGTACGGCGTTCTTGCGCCGACCGAGCTAACCTGATCGGCGTTTGACTTTTCGCCGTACAACCGCAACCCAGACACCGACCCAGACGGCAGACCTAGACGCTGCTCTGTTGCAGCGTCTAAATCATTGTATGCCTGATCCTTGTAGCTTGTTGGAAAGCCCTTCATTGCGCTGAACCCAGAAGAGCATTAACAACCTGCGCTTGCGTCAGATCGGGGCGCTTCATCATCACAGCGTTTACCATGCCCTGCGTGACAGCCGCTCCGGTTTTTTGATTCTTGCCTAAATAACGCCCGCCGGTTGTTGGTAGATCGCCTGACGCAAGAATATCCTGACGGCGTCTTAACATTATGCCGCGAATCACATCGAGGTTTGCTTTCAAATCGCCGACACTTTGCGCCGATGTTGCCGCCGCTACGCTCTCTTCTAATTTCTTCGCCTCGCCTTCTGTCAGCGCCCCAAAAGTTGCACCGCCTTCTTTCGCGGCCGTCAAATTAGACAAGAATTGTTGCGACCGAACAGTATCAAGTATCGCTTTTGCTCCAGCGCCCTCACTACTGCTTAGGTAGCCTTCTAACGATGCGCCTGTGCCTGCCGCACTGGAAAAACCGCTGTGAGAATACAGTCTGTCTATCGTATCAATCGAATCTTGAACGCCATCAATCTTTCCTTGCGCTTGTGAAAATGCTGTCTTTCTATTTTTCGATAACTCAGCTTCGCCTTTCGATATTTCTTTTTGGAGTTTTTGGCGTTCAATCTCGTTTTTCTCGCCTTCCAGTTGTAGTTTTTTTGCATCAATACTGCGCTGCAAAACCCTACTTTTCGCTTCTTCTTTTTTGCTTTCAATATCTGTCAGACCGGCTTCATAAGCCAGAGCGCCTTTAGCTTCTGCCTCTGCGCCTTTCCCTGCCGCTTCCTGCGTGGTGTAAGGCATCAAATCTACCTTCTGCTGCGCGTCAACAACCTTTGGAAACATATCAGCGAACTTGTCGCCATACACTGCCGACATCGCAATCCCTGAGGTGTTCTTAAGATAATTCGGGTCTGCCTGCTGTCCTGCCAGCATTGCGCCATATCGCATAACGCCCTGCTCATCACCAGAGCTTTGAGCAACATCATAGAGTCGCTGCGTAAGTGTAGTGGCAATGTCTGAGCGCCCGTTTTGTGCGGCTGCGTAAATCTGAGACATATCGGACATCATCGACTGCTGCTGTGCTGTATTCAGCGTCGATAGCGAATCCTTAATGTTCCCCGCCATAGAAGGATAACGCATCATAAGACCGACATAATCTTTTGCGGTTGCCGCTGGATTTTGCGAGACAGAATTTATATCCCGCATCATCGCCGCTTGTGCTTGCTGCGCCGCTACTTGATCCTTGATTGCCTGATCCTGCATTGCGCGCTGGCGACCAATATCGAATCCTTGGTTGTAGCGCATCGCCACATCCGGCGCGTCGATTAGAAAAGGATTGCTCGCCATTGTCAGAACCCCGCACCAAGGTTTGTATAACTGCCGTCAACATTTGCTCTCGGCGCATAGTTATTCGTCACACCAGAGCCTGATCCACCACCAAGCAACCCCTCTGTGCTGCTCCCGCCTTTGTACTGCCCAATCGCGCCAGCAAGACCACCAATTAAATTGGTCAAGTTTGTCCCTTGTGCAATCGCACCCTGAGCGGCAATGTTGCCTATGTTTCCCATGATGTTTGCGATATTGCTCTGATATCCCTGCGTTCCAACCCCTGTATTTACAGCCGCATTCTGACCCGCTGCCGATAATCCAGCCAGCTTCCCATACTGGTTCTCGATTGTCTGCGTTAGCATTTGAGGTCTGAATTGCGCCAGAGCCGCAGCTGTATTCCCGCCTCTCAGACCGCCGGTAGCAGAGGCATTCTGTAACAACGCTTCCTCACCTGCTTTAACTTGCGAAGTGAAATATGGCGAGGCTTCCAGCGCATCAATAGCGGTCTGCTGCGGTTTTGTGCCATTAAGCCCAAGCAAATCAAGCTGCGCATTTAATCCAGCAACCCCAGCTTTTCGGTAAGGCTTCAGCATATTCATCATCTGCTGCATTGCCATTTGCTGCTGCATTAGAGCGTCTTCTTGTGCGCCCTGCGCCGCACCTGCTCCACTCTGTGTTGATGCGTAGCCAATCCCTGCCGCTAATACTGTTCCCCCTGCTGCCCAAACCGACATATCAACCTCCCACACTCTCTAATTTCGGCATCTCATCGTAGCTGCCCGCATACAGCTTACGCTCCAAATATTCCAAGTCGTCTATCACTTCATCGCATCCGGTCGGGTGGATTGTTGTCCATATCGTGTCGGTCTCAGGAAACACCACGCGCTTAGTGCCAGCCTTCGATACGAAAAACACAGGGAACTCTGTCGCATCATAAATGCAATATCCGTCCTCGGTTTGTACGCGGATTCTGCCTTTATGAATGATATTTAGGTGCGAAAATTTATGGATCTTCCCAACAATCAAACTACCAGCAGGCATTGCCAGAGTGCGCGCATACACGCCTTTAGCGTAATGATTAAACAACTCTGACGAATCGCGCTGCAATACATTGTCCGCAACAGCAGCCGTTAGCGCTTGCTGCAAGTCGAAAACCTGATCACGAAACGCAGCAACTTTCAGCGCGGCAATTTCTTTTTCTGTTAAATTAGCTAAATCCATATTTTTAACTCTGCAAAAAGCCGTCTAGGTTGGTTGCTGTGATACTTGAAGCTGCGCCAGCCTGTACCCGTAAAGTATACCCTGCTGACATAGTTGGAACATCAACATCAAGATACTCATTCGCTGATATGCTGGTAACTGGCAAACACACATTGCTTTCTGACGCAGAACCAGATGGCGGAACTGACCATGCTTTTATAGTCACGGCTCCAGCGGTCGTATTAGAAAAGCGCACCCTGCCATTGCGAAGGATTGTGCTGCTTGGTGTAGTTGGAACCGTGTACAACACTTCTACCGCTGCGTCATTAACTACATTCGGAGCGAATAATTGTAGGAATGTGATCGCCATTTATATCCCCAAATAATGTTTTATCAAATCAATATCTGCCCGAAGTCTATCAATACTCTGCCGCCTTGTCGTTAGCTCAGAGAGCAGAAGATCAAACGAATTTTTTACATCTCGCGCCTGTCCTGCAGCCCTAGAATACAGAGCCAGAATCTCAGATTCTAATGCCTCATTTGTATCAACTTGCGCGATGTTTACCGTATCAAATAATTCTTCAAACGCAATAATCGCTTCCATTGTCGGAAGGAATCTTGCCAGCGTTTCACGATTAAGCGATAAAGAAGCATTAGACATACAGAGCCTCCACCTCAACATCTAAACAATGCACGGTCAGATTCGCATCACTGCTACCATAGAATCGCTGAATGCGAATCTGTCGAATCATGCCCTGCAGAAGCCACATGATCCGTTTGCGCGTAGATCCAAACCTTCCAGCGTTCGCATACGCTGGCTGGCTCCAGCTTATCCCATCATCGGAATACTGCGTATAGATGGTGTTGTCTTTTTGATAATTTCCTGCGCCGTTTTGTGCAATCAATTCCAGTTTATGGATCAGCCCGTTGTGCGCGTCAAGGTATAGCATCTGCGTAGAGAATGACCACCCAAACACTTCACCCCATTGAGTAGCTTTATCAGTAAGAACGCCTAGCTTGGAATCTTTCGGGTCTCCAACCCACCATCTTCCATAGCACCGCACATGGTTTCTTGCGCGATAAATCCCAGCGCCATTGACACCGCTAGACAGCACAAACCACGCCGGATAGCCAAGTATTTGTGTTGCCGCAATGTCATAGCAAAAAGTTTTATCAGGTAGGTGAATCAAAAAAAACAATTCGCCATCTTTTTGGAAAGATTCTACTAGCAAATTCTTTAACACATCAGGAGGATATGCGTTTAGCTCTCTGTCAATATCTTGTGAGCTTATTTTTTGATTTCCGCCATCGCCAACAGCATACACGCCGATATCCTCATTGCGACCACTGCCAACCATGAAGATAACATTGTTGTACACACAGGCAGCACGATTGCCAACACAACCACGCGCCGAAGTTGCACCGCGCACAACCTGAAACGGAAAGTTTGAGCCGCCAACATTGCGGAAAACCTCAGTAGAATACCGACCTATTGCATACATTTGTCCGTTCAGCCGGATCACTCGCTGAATAGGATCAGGATCGCTTTCAGCACTGCCATATTTCAGCGGGTTCACACTCATTGGATCATTTAATTCAGTGACCACGATGAACTCGCCATCGGTAGTCATGAAGTATCCATCGACCCACTCTACATCATTAACCTTGCCTAGATCTGGATCTGTTACCTGCTCGAATGTTGAGCCATCCCAATAGTACAGACGATCGCCGGAGTTGATTGCGAGACGATCAAATGAGTATGTCATTTTCACATTGCCGCCAGAGCCTACATCGCCCAATATATCAAAGCTGCCAATGGCAGATACTTTAACCAACTTTGTCCCGAACACGCGATAAAGCGTGTCGTTCCAATTGATTCCACCGCGATCAAACCCAAGTGTGTCGGTTATCTTGTCTATCCCATACCACTGCTGCAAATAGCTGTCATTCACACCTGTAGGCATAGGCACTGGGCGCATATTCACCGGATAACTGGCTCTGACATTGCCAGTCTTGTCCGCGTAAATACCTGACAGGATAGGTATCTTCATTCACTCACTCCTGCTATGGTAATGGTAACGGAGTGAATGGATTTTCTGGCATGAACATTTCAGCAGCAGCGCCAACCAAATACCACTTCTGCTCAACCGCAGTATATTTAATCGTGAACCTGTGATCGTTCTGCAATTCAACAGGTATCGCTGAATCAAATGTAGCATCTGTCGATAGCCATGTTGTTTGTGTAATACCTGTCCCAATCACAGCTACACGAATCTCTGTGCCCTCTGACAAGTCAGTCACAGAAGGCAAACGCAGTTCAAGCGTACCACTGCCAGCAATCGCAAGAATCAACCAGAAGCCCGTTTCCGCTTCTGAATAATCAAGCTCATTGGCAGGCTGAACCGCCAACCCAAAACGCGTTTGTGACGCCTCTGGGCTCTGCGCGTTCAATTCAGCAACAAGCGCAGCAATCGCCGTCATGGAAGTTTTTGCGGCATCGCCATTCGCGGAACTAAAAAACGGCAGTAAATCACCCGCCTGTAATTTTCTCGTGGGTAGTTGGTTAATTTGTGGCATTAGCTGAAATCCTCGCCGCTTGCGTTTTCATTTCCTGCATATTCAATGTAGCCATCAAGCCCTGATTGCAGATCATCAATAGCTCGCTCGATAAACGGGCTAGTAGGACATTTTGCACCTGCACCCGCAGGCAATCTACCTATCGCCATCTCACGCACACCAACCGACTTGGTCAGCATCGCGTTATAGGCAACCTTCGCATCAACTCTAAGATCACCTGCAATCTGTTTGCCGTGAACCGGCGCAATTTTAAGCGCAAGGTTTTTATACACAGCTTCGTTAGCATAATCCGGCACATTAGTATCTGCCGTTAAATCCGTGAACTTTGGATTTTCTGGAATTGGATAACCAAGACGAATACCGCGCGCATTCCAGCTCGCCATCATCGAATCAAGCCGCTTTACGGCAATCTGCAATTGCTCCGGCTGCAAATTAAAAACATAGCCAGCAAGACCAATCTCTTCATAAGCCGCTTCACAAAATTGACGCTTTGACCAACCCATACAAACTCCAAAAAAGAATGGGCGGGGTTTCCCCCGCCGCAAACTTAGGTCTGATCGAACAACAAAATGCCAGACTGCTCAGGCGCAGCATTCACAACACCGAACAATGTATCCACGCGGAAGCGCGTTTTCATTGTCGCAATGTCATACTGCTTCTGCAACACAACCTCAATACCCGAATCGGTTTTACCGCGCAGGATAGAAGCGCCCGTGTTGTTATCCACCGCATAGCTGCCAGGCAACAACTTGATCGCGCCCTTGTGCCAGAACGGGTTCATAGCACAATCAACGGTGTTCAGCCAAGTAATCGCAGCGGTTGCAAGACCAGTGCCAGCCACTTTCGCGTTCTGGTACTGCTTCTCTGCATCAGACGCGCCCTGCGCTGAAATCAGCGGTGGCGTGATAACCAAGTGAGTGCCGTCAGTGACAGAAACAACGCGGAAGGTTTTTGGCTGTGCCGTATCTTCTTTGCTGATCAAGTGGCATTGCGTTACGCCGTTGATAGTGAACGAGTCACCAGCTACAACGCCAGCAGTTGCGCTAACGGTTATGGTCTGGAAACGGTTGTCTACATTGCTAACTTCACCCGTTACAGCAGTGCTAGTGGCGCGAGGTGTGTAGAAGTTATTAGCAGCCGCGCGAGTATCAATAGTGATAGAGCCACCACCACCAGCCGCCTGTAAACGCTTCGGATAATCCAGCTTGAACGACTCAAACCCAGACACCATGCCGATGCGAGCGTAGTCATACGCTGTCTCGGTGCGGTTTTCCAGATTTTGACGGCCTGCCAAATTGCCAGCAATGCGGTTGTAGTCGCGGCTAGACAATGCGAGTTTGCGATCAAACTGCTCTACACCAACCTCGTTCATCAGAGCATCGCAAGTTGCGATGTCATCAAAGCCGGTCGGAGTTCCTTTCTTGACAACTAAGCCGCCGTACGTGGCAGCGGCAGCCAAGACGGCGACATTAATGTCAGAAGCCAGCTTTTGACGCGCAGAATCGCCGAGACGCTGTTCTTGCAGCGCATCGCGCAGCTCTTTCGCGTCCATTGTCCACGGAACGGACTTGCTGTAACCCAAAGTTGCGGGCACAGAAAGCTGCGTTACATCTTTGAAGTTGGCGGTCTGATCCATGCCGGAAAACGACTGCATGATATATGGCTGAGGCAGCCACATGGTGTCGTTTGCGCGCGCCATCGTCATGCCGTCAGTGGTATATTTATCAACATTGCGGCTCATTACTTCCGCATCGTTGAAGCCTTCTAGCAGCGTTTCAAACGCTACGCGTTCTTCTTTTGAAAATGCATTACTCATGGTATTTCTCCTAAATTATTTTTTAGCCTTGAGCTGTTTTTTATACTGCATAACCTTTGAATAATCGCCGGTCTTTTCAGCTTCAGCGCGAAGGCGGTCAAGGTTTTTATCAGCCGAAGCAACGGATTTACCACCAAACGATGGCGGCATTTTTTCCACTTCTGCGGCTGCTGTTTTTTTGGTGACTTTCATGGTGTTCTCCAATTTTGAGACTGCATAAGCAAACTGCACAGGATTTTTAATCGCCGCCAACTCATTGAGTTTGCCTTGATTTCGACCGAGAGCATACACCAACAAAGCAGGATTTTCGCACGCATCAATGATAATACCTTGTTGGGTTCTATCAAGCGCATTGATTAGATTACCCTCAGCATCATCGAAGTCTGGAACCCTGATTTTCTCTCGCGCTTGATTGTACGATTCCAGCTTGGCATTAAAGCTATTTTGCTTCTCTGCTTCCGCTTTTTCGTTCTCGCGCTCCTGTCTGTCAAAGTCAGCTTTTTTGGCATACCAAGCATCTAACTCCGCTTCGTACTTGTCTTGGTCATAATCAATGCCGTCATCATCAAGCCTTGGCTTCTTCGGCAAAATAGCAGGAGCATTTTCCATGCCATTCGCAGCAGATACTTTGGCTCTCAGATCGCGGTTTTCTCGCTCAAGCTCGCGGTGCTTTTTTCGCAAATCCTTCACCCATTCAGGCGCAGGCTCCGCTTCCTCTTTCTCGCTTGCTTCTTCGCCGTCAATACTAACAACAATCTCGCCCTCATCTTCCGTCTCTTCTGTTTCCAGTTCGACCTCGGGATCATGCTCGACATCATCAATCAACTGCTTTTCTTCGTCACTCATTGGATCACTCCTAACTCACCCAAACTTTCCGGCTGGGCGGGTGCCGGTTTTTGCTCGCTGACTTGTGGCTCAGCGGTCACCAATAAATCATTGCCGTTTTCTGTCAATCGGTCTAGCGTTTCTGCGTAGTCTTTTTTAATGCTCGACCGAGTTTCTTGTTTTGTTTTCTCAATATCTGCCATCGTGGAAACAGTGTCTGCTCTAGTCTGGTCAACTTTCGCCATCGTAAGCACTGTCTCAGCTCTTGCCTTCGCCGCGTTCGCCTGTGCCTTTTCTGCCTCAGCCAAAAAGAACGCTGCTTGTACATCAGGCTGCGCGCTTTGTGCTTGCTGCGCTGCCGCTAATTGCGCCGCTTCTTCATTCGTTGGTTCGACCGCGCCAATCTGTAGCAGTTTGTTTCTGAAATACTTGCGAATATCAGAAACGCCCTCTGCATCCATGTTCATCATGGCAGTGGCGGACAACACTTGTTGCGTTTCTGGATCCTGTGTCATTCCAATCATCTGTGTAAGTGCGCGAACAGTGGCGGCGCGTCGAGAAACGCTTGAAGGCACAACATCGACAACAACATCAAATGACTGCGAACTTAAATCATTGCTGTATTCCACCGCCCCAGTTTCAGGACTAAGCATAGGCGAATTGATCGCCACAGCACCAAGTTCGCCAGCATCGTTTACCGTCCGGAGCTTTCTGTTTTCTTCGACATAAACTTCTTTCGCCATACACAACCAAATTTCTGCACAGCGTTTTTCAGCCTTTGCAAAGTTGGATAGGTAGATAAAGGTCTGCATATCTACTTTGGATTGCGCCAACTCGATCGCAACACCTGAAGCGTTGGGCGACACAATCTCTGCGCGCTCAGGATTGCCAAGAATGTCACGGATATCCTGCTCTGTTGTTTGCAGTAGCGCGGCAAGCGCCGGCGGCACAGCAGGCGGTCTTGTGTATCCAGTTGGAGGAACTGCTGTAGCATTGCCGTTTGAGTCTGTGATCGGGTTTATTAGCAAATAAGGGTACTGTTTAACATTATCCTCTGCCCACATCACCTCGTGACCGCTAACCTGTTCTGGCGTTAAGATCGGCTTTTCAACACTAGACAGCGCAGATATTTCACCAAGTTTTGAGAGTTGTAGATTTTTTAATCTTTGCGCATCCTTAGCTAAGCGAACATGACCCATGCAACGCTCTACGCCATCAACCATCCAACGCTTGCCGTACACAGGAACGATAGGAATATCTCTGCCAGCAATGTAACCGCAATCCTCAATAATCCCGCCGCCGGACAAAATATATTTATGAACGCGGCATTTTTTTATCTTGCGCTGTCGAACTTCACGAAATCCAGTTACCTCAAGAATTTCATCAAGTTCATCATCAAGTTCTTCATCACTATAAGTCTGTTCTGTGCCATCCACACCACGGAAAACGCGCAGAGTTTCTTTTGTAAACTCTTTCTCGTAATACTCTGCAATGTAAACTGTGTCATTACCAATCAGCCAGTCGAATTCGACCATGCTTACATCTTTAGGCCATGATGCAGGGTTGTCGTTATATTCTGCAATATATTCATCGTATGGAACGCCGCGAAGCACATACGCATGATTAGCGTCAGACTTGTCTTGTCGTTTTGAGGACAGGTCAAAGAACACGCAACTATCCGCATCATAGATCGGTTCTGCAATTATTTTTTGTTTTTCGTTTGTGCTGTCGTACTCATCTTCTTCAACATTCCGCAATCTGTACGCGCCAAATCCGCCACCTACAGCCTCTTCAAAAGCATTATCCTTTGCTTCCTCACCGCATGACATATTCATGTCTGCACGATAAATGCCGGTAATTTCATCATTGCTTTTTTCTTGTGCGCCGTCCTTCGGAACAAAAACAACGCTCATTCGGTTGTTGCGATATTCGTTGATAATCCGAATTACAGCCAAATGGATTTTATTAAACTCAAATTGCGGACGATTCTCGAACTGCTCAGACAGCGCACCTTCCCACTGCGCGCCGGCAATCGAGTAAAAGCGACGATCAGATAGACACAACTCACGCTCTGCGCGTTGAGCGCCCATGATTGCACCGAACTGCTTGCGAGCGCGCTCGAAAACTTCACTGTGCAACACTTCTTTTGTCTTTCTCGCCATCGCCTACCCTCAAGTATTTTGCCTTATACCACTAACGCCATCTTGATACAACAGGAACGATTGCCGCTGTTTTTGGTGTGGTTGCTTGTGGTTTCCTTTGTATTCTGTTCCCGACCGCATACCTTAGCGCATCTATCCCGTGATTGTGCGCGTCGACTATCACATCGGTCGGCAAGTCGGTATGACGATCAACCCTGTAGCAGTAATTCCCCATCTCGGAGATAAGATTAACACAGCGCTGGTGAATGTATATCT